CAGTTTCTAAACTGTTGAATTTGCAATGCTAAATCAAATAACCAAAAAAGATCGTATTTAGCAATTGCTTGTTCTTTATCATCTGACCAATAAATTGGACAAAATAAAAACCATCCTTCATGTGATACAATTATAGATTCTTTTTTATCATCCATTCTCTTGTCCTGTGTTGGGGTTTTGCGTGGTTATGGCTTCCTGCTGTGCGATAGCGGCCTGTTGAGCTGCCATGTCTTGAGAGTTCTGTTGTTCATTGTGATCCAACTCCTGCTCATGTTGATCTTCCATGACTTGTGCATTCTGTGATGCCTTTGCCCGGTGGATTTGGATGTCATTAGCGGCCTTTGCCCTCTTGATTGCAAGGTCAGTTGATGCCTTTTCCATGTGCATTGCATCATGGAGTTTGGCTTTCTGTGCCATTGCCGCAAGTTTGATGTTCTCTTTCTTCTGGAGGAAGTCAGTTTGCATGGACTCTTTGGCAACAAGAGCGTGAAGTTTGACCTGCTCTGGTGACATATTCTGGGACTGATCACCTTGAGTCTGCTGTTTGGCTTTCTCAATCTGGGCAAGCTGGCTACCAAGCTCATCAACCCCACGCTGGAGTTGTTGCATCTGCTGACCAAATTGTTGTGCCATCTGTTTTTTGGATGGATCTTTCTGGATGAATCCAAGGTGGGCGACAAGGTGTGGGCCTTTGAATCGCATAAGGCAAGCGTAGATGTCCTTGATAAGCTCCACAGCTTCTTCAGAAACCCCGCCAGCGGCTTGTCCACGGGTAGGTGTCTGTGGATTAAGCCCTGCACTTTGGAGTGCTTGTTGGGCTTCCTGCATTGATACAGCGGCATCTTGGATGTGACCCTTGAAGTGTTCCACGTGGTTTTGATCGGGATACACTCGGAAGTTTGCGGCGTTTCCTTTTGGATCAGTCATACCAATGTTCTCCATTGAGATGATTCCCTGCTCATCAGGGATCTCAAGTTTGGTATGCTGGAAGTAACGATTGACATTCTGGCGACCATTGAGTGCGGCAATTGCATCAGCAATGGCATTTGCCTGACCATCATTCATTGGGGTCATGCCAGTAAGGGAGACGGTCTGCTGTGCAGCCATGAGTTTGTAAGACGGGCTACCAGAACCAGAAAGCATATTGGATTCAAGGTTCTCAATGTTCTCCCACTTCCATGCTTCATCAGGAACACCATTCTCGTGCATGAAATCCACAAACTTTTCTTTGAGTTTGTAACCATACCCACCTTTCTTGGTGCGGCTCATGCGTTTGAAGAGCATCTTGAGCCAGCGAGTCTGGTTGTCATTGAAGCGACGAATCTGTGTGCCTTGGAGTTTGGCAGATTCAGCGGCATCCATTTCCGCTTCTTTCTTTGTCCTAGCTTTCCCGGTCTTTGAGTAATTGCCAATGTTGTATGCACCAATGCCTCGATACATATCGGCTTGATACATCTGCATCCCTGCAAACAACTCGTTAAGAGGAACACTCAAGTTGACCTGTGCTGGTTCAACATCCTGTGGGAGAATCATCCAAGGTTGCCACTCCATCTGTTTGAGCTTCTTGGTAGATTCAGCAGAACCACCCTTGAGCATCAAACGAGTTGACCAATCCATTGAATCAAATGCACGATTCATATGGATGTCGTAAGCTCGGCATTGGATAAAGATTGCTTCAGCCAGACCTTGGATCTCATGCCAAATACCAGAACCAGTAGAATCAGTCATGGGGGCAATGATGTCCTCCCAACCATTCTCGTCTTTCTCTACCCAATCTTTCTTGTAGTAAAGGAACCCTGTCTGGTCACGATACTCTTCTTCAGTTAAATCCTTACGTCCGTTTTCTTTATAACCAAGGACAAGACCTCCGTAGTTTTGTAGCAAGAGCATCTTGGAGATAGATCCGTTAAACTCCATGATGTAGAGTTCATACAACTCGATGCGAAGCGTGTATAACCGGGAAAGATTAAGGTTACCAGAAGCCACATCCCTCAACCATTCCGTATTGGTGTAGGTGTTGCGGTAGTTTGTCGTGAACATTCGGAGTGCGTCCACGCAAGCCCAGAAATTCCAACCCATGTCGGTAGCGTGTGCCTGTGCTTTCTCTGGATCTTCCTCTCCACCAGTAATCTTTAACCAAAACTCAAGGGGTGTGTAGCTACGTTTGATGCACATCTCGCCAAGGTTGGTAAGATCGGCGTAAGTTTTATCAGGAATCAAGACATTGGAGTTATGGAAACTCTTGGTAGGCCATCCATCCCTGTCCTCTGCGATCTCAAATCCCTTTCCGTAAAGGCTCATTTCCTCAACATCCAACTCCACATTGTAGTTGTAGGAAGGCCATGAACGGAGCATTCGATCAAACCCAACGCTAATAATGTCGCTCCATTGCTTCTTCTCTGTTGGATTGCCCAACTTGGTAATGATGTTGGCAGCGGTATTTCTCTCCATAACCATATCCACAAACGAGGATTTTTGGTTATCAACAATGAATTTCATCTGTCGGAATGGCACATTGCTCATTCCTGACAACTGGCGAGAAGCTACCTGACTATAATCCGTTGGAGGAAAGCCCTTATAACATTTGTAAATCCTTCCCCACTTACGCTCACGACCAGCGTTATCTAGGCGAAGATTCCAACAGATTGTAAAAGCATCATTGGCAGTTTGAACACGGCTTGTAGGAGCAACACCGTTAGAATTGATGGTATTAAAACCCCAGGAAGATACGCCTTCACGATTTACGATGCTTTTTGTTTTTGCCATTTTAGCCTAAAGTTTGGTTCATTGCCTGTCTGCGTTTTTGACAAGCGGTGCAACCTTTTGCGGTTTGTTCAAGGTTGGAATGGATTCCAAGGCTTGCCGCAACTCGATCTCCCAAGTGTGCAAAGGTATGGATTACGCTTGCAACCTTGTCTCCAGCTTCTTGCCAACAGTATTGGCTTGGGATTCTTCCACAGATTTGCTGTTCAATCAAGTAATCTAAATTATCTGGCACTTGGACATTGTTTGATTGCATATCTGACTTCACTTTGTTGGTGAATTGCAACCCATAAGTAAGTTCCATTCCGTTCACACGATACCTTGTGCCTTTGTCATCGCTGTATTCATACCAAAGTCCTGATGGTATCGGGCCATTGCGGTCTTTCAATCTCATGTTGCGTAAATGATTTGCATTCTTTTTAGAAATTTGTCAATTCTTATTGCACATGATTTATAACGGTCTTTGTCTGGACACGCCAAAAGACACCACATACGGCATCCCATATTTTGAGAGTAGCCCACAGTTTATTCGGGAGTTAATGGCGTATGTTTATACTCGTGGGGAGTTTGGTCGCCGGGAAAGGATAAAGCGAGGCATCAGGATTGAGGATACTGACCTGATGAACCCTGCACAGCACATGGTCAACTGCTTCAACTTGATTTATGGTAATGATGTTTTGCTCCAATCCCAAGGGATTCCCAACAACTATGCCTTGGACATCATAGATTTGTTCTGCAATGAGAATGATTGGGGAATTGCTGGTTGTGCATCCAGCGGAAAAACCTTTTCTGTTGCTGCTTGCATTGTGATTGATTGGATTTGCGCCCCAAATGTTACCTCAACCTATGTGGCATCAACATCTCTGGACGCTTCAGAGGATCGACTTTGGGGTAAAGTTTGCACCCTTTACAGGATTGCAATGCGTAACATCCAAGCCCAATACAAGGGGGCATCCATTGGAAATCTTGTTGAGTATCGAAGGATGATTGTTTTTGAGAGTATTGATACCAAAGATACAGAACGAGATTACACAAATGCCATCAAAGCATTGGCATTCCCTAAAGGCGGAGAGGGAAAACGAGCCGTTGAGAATACCAGAGGTCGTAAGAATGCCAGAATGAGGTTGTTTTTGGATGAGTTAGCGGAAATGGATCTCTACGCATTGGATACCAGGGTCAACCTTGGGGCAAATCCTGACTTCATCTTTGGAGGAATGGCAAATCCAGCGGCAACTGCCAATAACCCCCATACAGAGTTGTGCCAACCTGACGATCCTATGGAATGGGAGTCAGTAAATCGTTACACAAAGAAGTGGAAGACTCGCACAGGGGTTGCATTACACCTTTCGGGAGAAGATAGCCCCAATTTTAAGCTACCTGATGCGGAAATCCCCCCATTTGATCGTTTCCTTACAATTCAAGGAGAAACAAATACCTTAAAACGATGCTACGGGAACAAAAATGCCCTTGAGTATTGGCGAAATGTCTATGGATGGTGGCCTGATAACTCTGTTGAGCTTACCATTTTCTCCAAAGCATTCATTGCAGGGTGTGATTTAAACTTTGAACCTGTCTGGAAAGGCAGAACCAAGGTAGTTTGCGGATTTGACCCGGCATTTACAGCTGGTGGAGATAGATGTGCGGCATCATTTTGCCGATTTGGTCAGAATGATGCTGGCAGAAACATAGGTTTTTACCTCGGAACTAGAGAATACTCCTCATCTGTGGGTGATGTGTTTGAAGAATCCATAGCAATCCAGTTGGTCAAGGATTGTATTGAGTATGGAGTCCACCCAAGGGACTTTGGTTTGGATATTTCTGGTGATGGTGGAAAAATGATGAGGGCAATTATCATCGAGTGGAGCAAATACCATCCAGAGGCAATGTTCTTGTTCCCCATTTCCTCAATGGGAATGCCTACGGAACGGAAGATCAGCAACCTTGATAAGCGAACCTGTAAAGAAGCCTATGATCGATTAGTGACCGAGTATTGGTTTGCAGTTCACACGGCATTCTCCACAAGGTCATTGGTAGGTATCAATGTAGATGCCCACTCCCAAGTCGTAAACGAGCTTTGTAGTCGTCTTTATTACCACAAGGGCAGGAAGGTTGCAGTTGAGAAAAAACTGGATATGAAGCAACGCTTGAAGAAGTCGCCCGATTTGGCTGACTCTTTGACCTATGCTGTCCAGATGCTCCGTAGGGCAGGACTAGAGTTTAACTTTGAAGAGGAAACAGAATCACTAGACATCCTTGAGATCAGGGATTGGGAGAACAAATTGATCCACAGCAAAAACAATGTGGAAGAAGAGCAGATGGAAGAGGATTGGGGGTATGGAGGAAGGGGTTGTGATGATGACGGATTTTGAGTTGACACCATGATCGTTTTTGATAAGTTTACCCCATCTGAATGATTGCGCCATTCTGATCCCATCATTTTCTCAAAAGAAACAAAGGGCCGTCGAAGTGGCGCATCACTCGGCGGCCCTTGCCCGTTATAGCAAGTGAGGGTGAGTGTGAATGCGTCCCACATGACCCAACAACTCGGCTTTGGAGAATCAAAACTCCCTACCCGATTGAAAGGAGAAGAAATACCCTGCTTTCTTTTTTAATTGCGGCGATTCTGCCATAATTAAACATGAGAGCAGTAATTTCTTTTCTTTTCTGACAGGCTTTCTCACCTTGGGGGTGGGGGGATCAGGGGGGAATTTCCTTTACTCTTTTGTATTTCTTTAGCCTGTGGAGTATTGACTTGAAACTTGCCCTAAAGCATACTCCGCTCCTGCATGAAGTTCTTGCCCCAGGAGTTTAGAAACGGTTCCATGATCCCATCAATCATTCATGGGAAAGTTGACTCGTCGGTTTCTAGCCTGATGAAAACCGAATCTGCTGGTTTTGGAACTGGTCAGTATAAGCGGAAGCCTAGCTTCCTGATGTGTCCTCCAAAATACTTGTCCACGGCTATCCCAAACAACAAGTTCATGAAGGGTCAGAAAATAGATACTGAACGAGCGATGCGTCAGTATTCTAGGATTAAGAGACTTATTACTGCCCTCGGTGTTAAGGTTTTGGAATTGCCTCCAACCAAGGGGGCGCAAGATCAACATTTTGTGGCTAACCTTGGCCTCTCAACTGATCCGTTTATCTTCCTTGCCAAAATGAGTGCGCCGGGTAGGACGATTGAGGAAGAGCCTGGTCGCAGGTTCTTTGAGAAGATGGGATATACAGTTCTCCAACCTCCTCACTATTGGGAGGGAGAGGCCGAGACAAAACATTGGAAGGATAAAACCTACTTTGGTGGCTATGGAAAATTCTCCGATTGGAAAGCACAAGAGTGGATTTCCAAAAAGGGTGGTATCGAAATCATACCCATGAAGATGGTGAGTGATGATCTCTACCACTTGGATTGCTGCATCCATGTCCTAGACAAAGACAATTTCATGGTATGCCGTAGTGGAATTGATGCGGAGTCATTCAAGCGTCTGGAAAAACTCGCCAACATCATTGTTGTTCCAAAGGATATGGAGGCAACTGGAGCCACCAACTTGATACGCATCCCTGACAAGAACATCGTGATCTCTGGTATGTTCCAGCCAGAGTATCACCAGTATCGCAAGAGCATGGAGTGGATGTTGACTACAATGGACAAGTTCAACAACTCGGTGATCTTTGCAGACATTGATGAAGCTGACAAGAATGGTGCGGATTGTTCATGCCAAGTCATGCACATCACATTCTGATGGAAAAGCTCTTGAGATTCTTTGTTGGTGCGGTTGCTTATTGGAATGGGTATTGCCCGGAATGTTTGGAAGACTTGAAAGGAATTAAGGAAAAGCCTTGCCATGTCTGCAATGTTGTTGGATACATCAAACCCAATCGGATCTGGAACAGATTCAATCCAAGATGAACAAAGCAACCACAACCACAAATGCCAAACAAACTGTATCGACAATGCGGGAAGCAAGAGTCAGTTACGGATCGGTTCAAAAACCAAAGCGTAAGCCTAGAAAAAAGTGATATGAATGCTAAACAAGATGCTTGGGAGATTTGGGAAAAAGCATCAGAGAATGGTAGGCAGAAATACACAAAGGGTCAGGCAGAACATAACACCCAATTTTGGACGGGTGGAGCAGGTTGGTATGCAAAGAGTTTGAGAGAAGAACAGCTTGACTCAATCAGCTATGGTCATCATCTAATGGAAAGAATCCAATCAATCCAAACGCTTGCAGAAATGATGGAAGAAGGGGAGGTGTCTTTGAGGGATGCTGCTACCATTCTAAAGGAGTTGGTATCAAGCAACCCACCCAAACCCTACGCACATCAATCCAATGACTAAAAAGCAAAAACCAATTGGTGTTGTTATCGTAAGTGATCTTCATTGTGGATCTACAGTTGGTCTCTGGCCTAATGGTCATGAAACATCCACAGGGAATACAATCGGACTAGGAAACAATCTCCACCAAAGATGGTTGTGGCAATGCTGGCAGGACAAAGACAAAAAGATTGCCGCTCATTTCCAAGATACCCCATTTGCTTTGATTATCAATGGTGACTGCATTGAGGGTAGGCATCATGGGTCTAGTGAAATTGTGGCAGCTCTTAACCTTGATCACACCCTTGCGGCTATCGAGTGTCTGCGACCTCTGGCTAAAATAGCTTGTGCAGTTTATATGACTGCTGGAACAGAATGCCATGTGGGTGATTGGGAAAAGATGATTGCCAGAGAGATTGGCGCAACCTGGCTAGGCGACAAAGGACTCCTTGAAATCAACGGAACCCTCATTGATATTGCCCACCATATGCCGACGACTTCTAGGGCATATCTTGAAGCAGGAGCGATGTCTATAACGATGGGCAACGCTCGACAGAATTACTCCCGTGTAGGTCATAAGGTTCCAAAAATCTATCTACGAGGCCATAGACACACGGGAGGAATCTTTAACGATGGATCGGGAATTTTCTTGGTAACGCCAGCTTGGCAGTTGCTTACCAAATACGCTCACAAGGTTGTGGGAGATGCAATATGCCGTCCGGGTGTGGGAATCCTAGATTGGCGTGGATGTGACAAGGGAGAATTACCAGCAGCAAAGATTATCTCGTATGAGCCAAAAGAAACTAAACCCGTCCTCGGCTGATTTAAGGAAAAGCGTCCTTGATACTATTGCCCAAACAATAGGGTCTCAAATCCCAAGAGAAGAAGACTTTGAGGACACAGAATGGGTGACTGCAAAGCAGATGGCAAAGCATCAGAACATTAGCGAAGATGCGGCATCCAACAGATTGAAAAGGGCTTTCAAGCGTGGCGAGCTAGATAGGAAAACAATCCTGTGCAGGTGTGGTAATGGAACAACAAAACTAAACCTCTACAAAGCACCTGATGAAATTACCAGGGCGTATTAAGATTGAGGATCGAAAGCTAGGCAGAGAAGGAAACCAAGGTCAGGCTATCTGTGCTGACAAGTTAATTGAAATAGATCCAAGGTTATCCACCAAAGACAGACTTAACACTGTTTTGCATGAAGGGATACACATCCTTGACCCTAACCTTCCAGAATTGAAAGTAAGAGCTTATGCAAATCGTCTAGCCGATCTCCTATGGCGTGACCGCTGGAGAAGATTAGAGAAGTAGTTATGAGTATTGCAAAAGACTACCCTGATGGTGTGCAATGAGTTGGAGGATAGCCTTACCCTCTTCGGTGGCTACATGGCCTGTGCCTTGGCATTTCCAGCAGGGTTCCCCCAAGCCTTCATCATACCAGTCACTTCCAGTTCCACCACACTCATCACAAGCCTTTTCAAGGTTGGACTTTGTGAATATGTTTTTCATACATTGCAATCACTAGCCAAATTTTTTCATAACGCAAGCATTTTTATTTATAAATGAAATTACAAGAAGATGCCCTGAAGGAAGCAAAGCGATTAGCCTTAAAGGGTGAGGACTACAGCATCCTTGCCGGGGTCATAGATCCAGAGCAGAGGATGAGGCTACGAGCCTTCATCTACAACCTCCCAGAGGAGTTAGCCAAGAAAACTATCTATGGCAGGGTTGCATTATCCCAACAGGCTACCCCATCTCGGTCTAGAGGCCGTCCTAGAAAGAAATAGTTATAGGGAGTTTAGGGGGTTTACAAAATCTTGACACTTGTTGAGAAGTGCAATTCCAAAGGGGCATCAAAGGGGCATAAGGGGCTATCCCATTGCGTAGCGACATGAACATCCTCCAACTTTGTTCCCGAAACAGATTTCGGGGACATACCACGCAAAAGTAGTATTTAATGCTTACTACACAGGAGTGGTGTCATGTTCAAAGATCCTTGTTTTTTGAACATGAGAGTATGGATATGCATACCAAATCAACACATCCTATTTAAGGAAGGTCAACTTGTAAATCGTTGAGTCAATCAACTGGGCAATGTCATCCACCAAATTCTGGATCTCACTCTCATTCCCAAGCACATACCGATCTTCCTCAACCAAGATCTTCAAGAACATCACAAACTCCAAGGCATCTTTATACTCGCTCAACTCCACAGTCTGGTCAGGATACTCAATCAACTGACCATTCCTTCCCTGCCAAGCCTCAATCACAGGGTCAACCAAATCAGGCAACGCCGTGTAGAACGTCTCCAATGCCTTATGCTCCGAGTAACTCCGACTCTGCAAATGCAACACATGACCAATAGTCGCAGCATTCAGTAACGTGATAAGAAATTCTCCCTCGTTCATAGTCCCTTAATCATATCCCGATCCCAATCAGATAGTCTAGGATCATCTATCTTTTCTTTCAATGCATCACTCAACCTCTGCCTTTCCATCTTCATCCCACCATAGCCTCCAGGCGCATTGCCAGCATCCAACTCCAACTCCATAGCCAGACTCCTCAAAAGCATTATACTTGGCTTATTACGCTCACTGGCGGGGTATCGCAGGTTCATCACCACCTTTCTATACTCTCTATTATCCATCAGTCAAGGTTAGGTTGTTGTAAAAGAAACTAAAAGAGGGGAAAGTTTCCAGATACTGATATTTTTTTGTTGGGGAGTATCGCACACGACCGCCCATATATAAGGTGTGTGTGGGGAGGGGGACCACCCGAAGAGATTCCTTGGAAGAATGCTTTTAAGCATGGCCCCCGGCTTTTCTCCCGGCTTCCCGGCTGGCTTGCCTAGTCTCCCGGCAACAGCTCCGCATCGATAACCTGGCGCTCCGGCATAGCTGGCAAAGTGCCAGGTTGGCTGCTGAACAAGGACACGATGGCAAGGAACGGATTCACAACTTCCCCGCTCTTTCCTTCATAATCCCCTGATAACTTGGATAGGATATTAACTGCCTCTAATTTGCTAGGCATTTTTACTCGCTTTTTAACATTGCCCATTTGATCTACGTCCTCACTGTATTCCTGGCAGAGTGGAGAATCCTTGTCCACTTGTCCAGCGGGAGTTCTGGCAACGCTAGAAAGAAACGCTTTGCGCTCGGCGAGTGACATGACCGTTTTTTCCCACTCTATTTCCTTTGCTCGCTGAATCGCTTGGGAAACTTTGGGAGTCTTGATTAGTCGACAAGCATCACTTGCCGCATTCTCGATGCTACTCGATTTATAACCCGCCAACAGATATGCCTTGCTTAATGGCAGGCCTTCCAAGTGGTATTTGATGAACTGACTTTGCTTTGGTGACAACTTGGCAACGCTAGGGAGATTTTTCTTGGTCATGTATCCCTAGCTTTTAGCCTTTCAAACTTCCCTAGTCAACCTTATGCAATTCCCTCGCCAGTTGTGGCTTGATCGAGTGAGTGAAGCATAGCTTGGAGAGAGTGTTGTCTGATCGTAACCAATATTGGACGTTCTCTAATTGGAGTTGTTAAGAGAGACAAGAGACTGAATCAGGAAAACCCATAAGCTGAAGAGTTAGCCTATATAAAGAAGTGTATGACGATTAAAGTATACTCATCGATGAAAAAACGTGTCAAGCATATTTCCATCTTCCCTTGATCTTTACCTCTATAAAAGTTTCTTAAAGATTCTTTTCTTTTTCCCTTGCATGTCGTTAAGATTGTGGTAGAGTGTATCCAGTGATTGACAACGGAAGCCGATAAATACTGGCTTCGAAGGCGATCACCAAAAACAACAACAACAATACCAAAAACATGAACACGAAAACTGCAAGCTATATCATCCTTGTCCACGGACGGGGCGATTACATCACCTCCCTTAACGACAAGGGCGAGATCATCGGTGGTTCAGCTAAAGACGCAATACAATACACCAAGGATGAGGCGGATTGCGTCGTGGAATGGCTGGGGAGTGGATTGTTCACAATCGAAGCTGCTGCCGGCAACTAATCACCATCAACCAAAAACAACAACAACAATACCAAAAACATGAACGAAGAACAAAAAATGAAAGCAGCCGTTGAGATCATGAAAGCCGTTGCAAGCGCAATCAAGGATTTGGGATCTATCCCTTCCGGGCATCTCTATGCACAACTAATGGGAAGAATGTCCCTTGATAGTTATGAAAAAATGCTTGGCGCATTGCAACGTATGGGCATCGTCTCGATTGATGGCAATCACTTGGTCACCTATATCGGAAAATAATAAACAACTAAAAAAAAGGAGAAAACACCATGAACATCACAACACTACAAACGGAAAAGGAAGCAATCCTTGCGGCATTATGGAAATTTATCAGCCAACGTCCAGGGATTGAAACTGGAAACTATTTTTCTAGCTGGCGGGATGAGAACGGAATCAAGGCGTTTCGTTCAGAACGTCGTAGCATTGCCAAGGATGGCAAGGAAGCGAGAATCTTGTGGGATGCCGTCAACGCTCGTGAGTGGATAACTGCACAAGATTTGATGGAAGCGTTCCTTGCTGCTTTTTCTGGACGCTTGGAATGGGATGGAAGATCCCTGTCCTATACAGCGGGTCAGTATTTCCCTACGGAATACAGGAAAGCAGTCTGCGCAGTTCTATCTCGTGCAATTGTTCAGGCATTCAGGAGAGAAGGTAATTCTCTGGACTATGTCAGGGGATGCTTTAAGCGTTCAGGGGCTTCTCGCTGGTTCAATTAATCATCCCATTATGAACTACATGAAAACCCTTCTCCTAAACGTGCTCGGCATTCTTTTCGTCGAAGCATTCCTTGCCTTCACCTTGTTCTGTCTTTTCAAATCCTAAAAACTATGACCACACTATCACCATCAAAAAATCCTTTTGGGATCGTTCCTGAAACCGTAATGGGCAACAATAAAGTAAGTTTTCCAGTCTACGATGAACGGGACGGCGGGAAGCACGAGCGCATTCAGCTTAAAACGTGGCAAGAAGTCACCGGGGGAGTAATGGACTATACAAACCACCGTTCTTATTCAACAGGGGGAAGCTGGCAAGGGAAGGGGTGGGAAGAAATTCAGGAAAAGATCATAAGTCTTTATGAAAATGTGCAACGTGATAAAAAGCGTAAACTTGGTAAATGGTTTCGAGTTCAGGCCGCTAGGGTGGGAAACTACGGAATTGAACTGATCTTAATTGATTAGGCAAAATAAAAAACCTATGAACCAAAACTACAAAAGAACACGCATTGATTCACCTTTAGCTAAATCCCTGCAATCTCAGGGACATAGGATCGTCAACGTCGAGCCATATAACTACATGGTGACATTTGAAGTTGTCCGCAAAGGCATTTTATGTGAATGCGGCAACGCTGGAGCAAAGAAAAGAGAAAATGGAGAAATCCTTTGTGATGTATGCCATGAAGAATTTGCTCCATGCGTGGAGTCGTTAAGCTATCCTGACTATCCTTATTGATTAGGCAAACTTCCCATCTTTCGGGGTGGGAAGTAGCCTGGACAATTCAGCCCAGGAACACCAAAAAAACAAGCATGACGCATAGCATCAAATCTCAAGACATTAACACCTTGGAAGATTTCCTTCCTGTCGAAGGAATATGGACAAGCAGCCGGGGACACGATCAAGTCACATTGGATATATCAAAGGAGATTCAGGAATCCGCTGGATTCCCTGTAACTGTCCAACTATTTCGCCACAACGGGGAACACCTGCAGGGTGACGAGCGCACTGGGACCATGATCGTAACTCGCGACTAATAACCACTATGAAACCAAACAAAATAGAGCATTCGATACTGTCAGTTGATGGACCGGTGTTTCAATCGTTCAAAAAAGCTGATTTAATCCATCACTTCCATGAAAAGGGAATTTTTCAAGGTATAACAAACAAATTGATAAGCAGCATGAGTTTAAAAAGGCTTAGATTGGAATCCGTTCTTCAGTGCAAACGGGAATGGGCTGAAATCAGCGTAGGTTATCCAGAAAGCGAGTGGTTCAAGGCTAAATTAGCCAGGGTCCGAATGGTTCAAAAGTAATCTCATGACAACAGAAACCACCGCCGCCGAGCCGATAACCGTCGATCTGTCCCTAGTTCAATCCTGGGACGCACCCAGGATCAACCCCATCTTGGCCTCATTAGAGCGCATTATAGAAACGTGCGAGGCTATCGACCGGGAGCTGAAAGCGATTCAGGAAACCCTTAACAACTAACCGCCGCAGACTATGAATATAAACATTAAGAGCAGAGTTAAATTTGGAACGAACACCGTAAATGGATTCTTTTCTGTCCAAGATGGTGACATTTACACGCTCGCAGATGGAACCGCCGTCGTAGTAACAGCAGGAGGGGGGAGCTATTGGACTCTCCGATATGCCGCAGCGGATGGAACCGCAGACTATAACAGGCCACCAGTCCCTGAATGGGAAAACATCGAGGGTCAGTCTGCAATGGTTCATATGATCAACCGGGAGTATTACCTTAACAACTAACCGCCGCAGACTATGACAAAAGAAAAAAAGATTCTTTGCGACGAAAACCATTGTTTTTGCGAAACCGTAGACGAACACGGGGACAATGTTTGCATCCTGGACTCCATTGCCGAGCAAACAACCGCCGCAGACCAGCAGATTAAATCGCCGCACGTCACAGACATGTTCCCACAGGTTAATATGACAGATGAAGAATGGCAGGATGATTATTCTTTCTGGTGCGATTAATGAACAAGGAGATACAAAACGCCCTTGAAAAATTAAGTGATGAGGCAATCTGCAAATGCGGGTTGCCTCGTTACACCCACAGGGAGCCGTTGTTAAACTGTCCCTCTTGGTTCTTTGAGAATAAATGGCTACCCTGGCAAACATTTGAACATAAAAAAATACCATTGAACGCAGAAGAAAGAGAATTGATTTACAAAACACTAGAAGAAACCCAAAAACGCAGACCAATCCATAACCAACCATAAAACGCAGACCATGACCAAACAAACTACCGCCGCCGACCTATTAACTGAGACGCAGAGAATCGTATCCAGCATCGAGCCTCTCTTCTATAGCCTACTGAAATACGCAGACCTTGGAAAGCTGGAAACGATCCAGATCAGCACCGCCAGGGCAAGAGAGATCACCGCCGACCTGATCGTCTTAAAAAAGAGATTGCAATCGTTCAAAGATTCTGAAAGAATTGCAGAGTCAACCATTGATCGCCACCTTGATGCAATGTTTGGGCTTTAACCATCAACCACAACACCGCCGCATACCATGAAAATTGACTACACCTGCAAAAATGATGAGTGTGAGTTTGAGTTTGAAGTCTCATTCTCACCAGAATGTCCAGCATCAGGCCAATACGGCTCCATCGAACTCTACGACCCCGGACAAGACGCAGAGGTATACCCCGGTGAATGCCCTAGATGTGGGCAGGACGTGGACATAGAGGATGTCACCGCCGAGTGTGAGCCTGACCAAGATGATTTTGAATGCGAAGTATGAACAAGAAACTGATCCTAACCGAAGCCGCATTCATTCTGATTGCAAGCATATCACTCTGGGCGATCATCATCACGCTGGCGATATTCATCAAAAATAACCTATAAAAATGTGGATACTTCCCAAACAATTACACACGTTAGCCTCTGTGCAGGATACGGAGGGATTGATCTCGGACTCAAACGAGCAATCCCAAGCCTTCGCACAATCTTGTTTTCTGAGATCGAAGGTTTCGCCTGTGCGAACCTGGTCAGCAAAATGGAAGCGGGACTCTTGGACGCAGCACCTCTCTGGACGGATCTTAAGACCCTGCCTTGGGAGTCGTTTCGTGACCGAGTGGACATCCTCTCTGGAGGCTTCCCTTGCCAGCCATTCAGTTGTGCAGGAAAGCGAGATGGAGATGAAGACCCCCGCCACCTCTTCCCCTACATTTTGGACGGCATTAGAAGATGCAGACCTTCCGTTGTTTTCCTTGAAAACGTTGAAGGAATCTTGTCCGCAAAGTTGTCAGGAGACAACTGGAGAGATCCAGCAGGAACACCGGTTCTGCTCCATGTCCTCCGAGAATTGGAGAGAGTGGGTTACAAAGCAACGGCAGGAGTTTTTAGTGCGTCTGAAGTCGGCGCACCTCATCAAAGGAAAAGAGTCTTCATCTTGGCCTACCGCGAATTGGCCCACTCACACGAACACGGGGACTGGTCGAGTCTACGATGGGAAACGAGGCAGGGACTTGGAGAGTTGCATAGTCAATCCCCAGAACTGGCCCACCGCATCAACGAGGGATCACAAGGACTCCCCTGGGATGTCTCAAACTGGAGTCAACCCGGATGGAACGATCGGGAACCGAGTGGATCAACTGGCAAGAGCAGTCTATGCATCTGGCCTAGCCGACCAGGGCAACCCCAATACGAGTGGGAACCGCCCAGAGTCGTGGAGAACTCCAAGCTCCTCGGATGGAGAGGGCGGCATCATGGAGATGAGGGAGGGGACAGCAGGGAAATACAAGCTACGAGATCATGTGGCGAAATGGGCAACGCCAAGAGCCGGGGCAACGGACAACTCACGACCCAACAACAAGGGGGGTATTCCATTGGGGGATCAATGCAGGAGGGAGCAGATGTTTCCGACCCCGTCAGCGAGCGACCATACATCTCAGCCGACGAGCAAATCATGGAAAGAGAAGGGATCAATAAACTTCAAGTTAAGCAATCCAGAGATTCAAGCGAAATGGGCAACGCCCCAGAGCCGGGATCACAAATCTGGGGAGGATTGGGAGTCTTGGAGCAAGAGAGCAGCATTTCAAGCAACCAAGGGGGTAAATCTACACCTACCTTTGAGCAGTCAGGCGATTCATGCCCAGAACAATCAAGGCAAACTCAACCCTCGTTGGGTAGAAACTTTGATGAATCTTCCTGTGGGATGGGTTATGCCGAGTTGTACATCTCCTGTGACCCCGCAAGCAAATCAGGAACATCAGAGGGGTGGGGAGAGCTGGATGACCCCGGAATGCAAGAACCACACGGGATACCAGATCAGCAATGGCAAGAAGATCCTACGTCTTGGGAGTCAGGTTATTCAGAACTCTGCATCTCCTGTGACAATCGAACAGACGAACTCCGACTCCTCGGAAACGGAGTTGTTCCAGCAACAGCAACCCTGGCCTTCAGAACTCTTCTAAAAGAATTAACAAACCTATGAAAACAACAACCTACAACGGAGAGAGACCCAATCTGGATTGGCCTCCTTTCCTTCTCCACCTATTCAGAGACCACAACTGGAACCTCTGCAAGCCCAGATATAAATCTTCATTACCTGCAAAAAAAGGTTTGCAAGAAACGAAAACAAATGCAATAGTCACAACTTCTAACTGAAACAACCATGACAACAACCGAAACAACCACACCAACGACCGCCGCAAGCAACCTAACCGAGACCAGGGCAAACGCCTTCCTAGGTCTCTATGTCCCTGTCCCTCTTAAAAACAAGGTCAGCGAGGCAGCTAAAGCACAACGCCGATCCATGTCCTCATTCGCTGTTGGCGTTTTTGAGGACTACTTCAACAAGCAGACCGCCGAATGAGCCACCCTGCACGAACAATCGCAACCTTGATTCTTATCGCTGGACTTGTAGTTCTCGCTGTTCTAACAATGCCACGATGAAACCCGGACTTTATAGCAACATTCACAAAAAGCAGGAACGCATTGCCAAAGGATCAGGCGAGAAGATGAGGAAGCCCGGCTCCAAGGGCGCACCCACCGCAAAGGCATTCAAACAATCCGCTAAAACCGCAAAGAAGAAATAACACTATGGCATCAGAGAAATGGCAAAAAAAAGCAGGGAAGAATCCCAAAGGCGGACTCAATGCCGCTGGTCGAGCTTCCTATAACAAGGCTCACGGGGGGCATCTTAAAGCCCCTGCGCCCCACCCAAAGACTGACGCAGACGCAGGAAGGAAGGCTTCCTTTTGCGCCAGGATGAAAGGGATGAAGGCAAAGATGACGGGATCAAAGAAGAAGAACGACCCGAATAGCCGCATAAACAAAAGTTTAAGGGCTTGGAATTGCCACTAATGAAAACACACTTTTCTGTCAGCAATAACGCTGAAAGAGAACCAAACCAAACCAACCACAATGCACAACAAAACACTAGCAGAGTTAAATACCATAGCCCAAGAGATAGCCAACAAGCTCGGTCATATCTCGCAGGAACTCCTGATTCAGATTCACGCTCTGGTCACGGCGACCCCGGAAACCAAGACCTGCTGCAATGCGTCAGAGAAATCTGAAACAGAAACCCTCTAATGCAAACCAAGCCAACAAAGAATCACACACTCATTGACACACGCTTTATGAAACCAAAAACCAAAACCAAAATGATGTCCGAGGCCAAAGGCAAGCCCGTAACCAAAGGCAAGAAGATGGACAAGAAGCCCGCCATGATGGGCTACAAGAAGAAGTAACTTCTTGGAATGCTCCGTATGGGACATGAACAACCCATACGGAGCTACCAGGAGCAGAGCAACCACGCAAGCACCCAACAAAAACATGAATAACACATTAGCGGTATCTAGTCAACCATCGATGGGAGACATGGAAAAGATGGCAGTTGCCATCGCAAAGTCAGGTCTATTCGGGATGAAAAGCCCAGAACAGGCACTAGCATTAGGACTCCTAGCAGTTTCAGAGAACAAGCCATTCGCCAGCATTTGCGCTGAATATGATGTCATCCAAGGCCGTCCTGCACTCAAGAGTCAGGCTTGCCTAGCTCGATTCCAACAAGCCGGGGGAACAATCCAATGGATCACCAGATCCGATAAGGAATGCACCATAGAGGGCAAGCACCCCGCTGGTGGAACTCTCCAAGTCACTTGGACATGGGACAGGGCGCAAGCCGCTGGACTGACCAGCAAGCAGAACTGGAAGCAATACCCAACCGCTATGCTTTCTAGCAGATGCGTTGCCGAGCTTGTCAGGGCGATCTACCCTGCTTGCCTTAATGGAGTCTATCTCGCTGAAGAGGTTCAGGACTTTGATGCGAAACCGATCAAGGTTGAGAAGCCAGAGATCAAGGTGGAAGCCCCGGTGATTGCAATTGAAGACGCTGTGCCTACTGTTGCGGAGCTTGTAGAGGCAAGCATGAAAGCAGCAGAGGCACAAGACCCTCTGACTACACTCTCATCCCTGATGTGGGATGCCGGGATTGAAGACTCTCATGTCATTGAGTTCTTGATCGCCAAAAAGGCAATTAAGGACAGGAGCGTTCTCCTCAAGGATGTCAACCCCAAGGTCATCGCTCGAATCTGTGAGAAATGGGACGATGTTCTAGCCTTCAAACCAGCACTCTCATGATCCGTAAAAACAAAAAAGCATTAGCCGCTACACTTGCGTCTACGCACGTCCTTAAAGCTTTTGATTTTTGGAATATCTTTCGCAATTCTGAAACTCTAAACTCTTTGCAAGATGCAGAAATTATCAGCCCTGAAGAGGCTAGAATTATTGCCCTTGATGCCATCTATCTCGCTTTAAACAAAACATCCAATGACTGATAAACAGACAACTATAATGGAAAACATCACATACACATTGAGGTCATGCATCAAATCCATTGATTACTCAACAAGACAATTAGCAGAGTCTGCAAAAGACTTCATAGATAAATATGGATGTTGTGGAGTTTGCGGGAAAAAACACTTTATCCAAGAGATTAAATCCAATGACTGACGAGCGTAACGGAAAGCCTTCAGCAAGCGGATTCTCCCGACTTGCCCTATGCCCAGGTTCATGGAACCTAGAGCAGACACTCCCTCCGCAAGAGGAGAACAAATACATGGCACTAGGAGCGGATGTCCACGCCGTCCTAGCGGGAACAAAACCCTACGAGTCACTCACAGAAGATGGTCAAGACATCGCAACTCGTTGTCTTTCCCAATTCTCCGAGATGATCGGTCAGTTGGATCTAGGCGAGAGAACAAGGGAGGTCATCGAAGAGCGATTCTGGTATGATGATCTCTTCTCTGGAGCTATCGACCGCATCGACTTCTTTGGGGACGACACAGCAGTCGTTACTGATTACAAGACGGGGCGTGTAGCTCAATCAGGGGCTGCTGAAAACTACCAACTCCGAGCCTATGCCGTCCTAGTCAAGAAATCCTTCCCCCAACTCAAGACGATCCTTGTTGCGATAATCCAACCCCTAGCCGCTGGCAAGACCATTGCCCAATACGATGAGGAGGATCTCATCAAAGCAGAGCAGGAGATCGTTGGCATCGTTACTGCTTCACAAAAGCATGATGCTGTCAGAACTCCTAGTCCAGATGCTTGTAAATGGTGTCGTGCTAAAAGCATTTGTCCAGAGGTTCGTGGGGCGCATAAAGAGCTAGAGGTTGTCTCAAAGGCCGTTGTTCCCCAACTATCAAACGAGGAGATTTTGGCGATTGACGAGAAAGCCGAGGTCGTTCTGGACTTCATTGATGAGGTCAGGAAGGAGATGAAGGCTAGGATGATCGCAGGGCAACAATTCGCTGGACGAACCCTAACAGAAGGGCGCACAATCAGGAATGTTTCCACAGACACAAGTGCCGTTGTATCTGCGTTGTCTAGTGTTCTTAAACCTGATGATGTCATGGCTTGTTCAAAGATTAGCATCACGGCTCTTGAAAAAGCATACGGAAAAGCAACAGGGAAAAAAGGAAAGGAACTCAAATCCTCCCTTGAATCAGACCTTGGATGGCTCATTGAAACAACAACAGGTGAACCATCCATCAAACGAAACTGATGAACAATACGCTCTTGGAATCAGATACCGTGGGCGTGATTGGCTTATCATCACAAAAGCAGATGGGAACTTCTCTGCGATGACAACAGATAACAAACCATCAGATTCTGCACAAGCAAAGAAAGTCATGGAATATCTTCTAGTGGAGGGATTTATCTCTCCCTAATAAGAGTAAAATGTCAGTAAAAACACAAACAAAACAACAAGATAAATAATAACCATATGTCATTCACAATATCACTAGATGTAACCAAGATCGACAAGTCGCTCCTCAAGTCAGTCACCAAGAAGGATGGGACAAAAGCCTTATACCTGAACCTAATCTGCTGGCCTAACAGGGATGGTAAAGACCAGTATGGCAACGATGGTTCTGTCAAACACTCCCTGACCAAGGAGCAGCGTGATGCCGGGATCAAGAGCGAGATCCTGGGCAACTACAAAGTCAAGCAGGAGCAGGAGTCAGTTTTCCCTCCTAGCTTTGTTGACAAGGTGAAGCCAGCGAAGGCGTTCCAGAATCGTCCAAAACCTGTTTTTGAACAGGAGGACGACGATTCAGATCTGCCTTTCTAACCTAGCTAAACCACGCAACCAAGCACCACAATGAGCCGAAGATACTGCACTTGTGAAGAACGCTATGGAGTCGTTCCCGAATACCATTGCTGTGATTATGTCACAGCTAGGAACAAGTTAATCCCTGACGCTGAATACGAAGCTAGGGCAATGTCCAGAAGGGAGGATGGGTCTCTGGACTTGCTCAAGTTCAACAAGGTTTACTCTCGCCTTATGGAAAAGGCCGTTGAGGAAGCAGGATTACTCAAATGAACCACTCAAAAGAAGCACAGGAGTATTGGGACACCGAGGGGATCAGATACCTTGCAGAAGGCAACCATGTTCCTTCAGTTGAGGATCGAGTCAAGGCAGCGTTTGATGCTGGAGTAAAAGACTTCCACCGCAAAAACTGGTTTGATGCCTTCAACACAAATATCAACTTCCCAAAAACAACTCTATGAACGATCTGGGAGATTTATTTCAGTGGGTAGCAAAGAATGTCCGAGGAACCTCCAAGGAGGCATTCAAGGAGATCAAGGAAGATGGGACGCTTTCCAATCAAGAGCAACTCATCATCACGACTCTTAAACAGGGCAGGGATTATAGCTTGCAAGAGATTAGCAGACTTACAGGGATAACCATAAACGCTGTCTCTGGTCGCTGTAACGGCCTCAAGAAGAAAAATTGGATGGTAGAGTGCGAAAAACGCAAATGCACCATTACAGGCAAAACAATAAAGCCACTAGCATTAGTATGACCGATCAAGAACTAGAAGCATTCAACAACGACCTAAAGATGAGGTATAACGAGTTGAGCGATTATCCTCGCCACCCAATCCCTGTCTATATCCGAGGTGAGGGCAAGAACGAGATCGTCGTAAACCCAGAGTGGGAACAGGCAAAGTATGCCATTCAAATGGTGAAAATCCAATGAAGAAACCATTCAGAGCAAAGGGCAACACGACTAGGAGGGTCGCTGGAACCATGAACAAGACCGAGCAAGCCTATGCCGCCTTGCTTGATCAGAGAAAGCTGGCTGGAGAAATCCACCATTGGGGGTTTGAAGCTATGGCTTTAAGGCTGGCAGATAGGACAACCTACACGCCTGACTTCTTTGTTATAGATAAGGATGGCCTTATTGAATGGCATGAAGTAAAGGGGCATTGGATGGGAAATGGTCGTGTAAAAATTAAAGTTGCGGCAGCTCTGCATCCTTGGTTTCGATTTGTTGCCATCAAATACATAAAAAAGTCTTGGGTATTTGAAGAGTTTTAGAATATGAGCAATTCTGAAGAACTCTGTCCTCACTGTGGTCAGTCATATTCACCCCAGAATGCCCGTAAAAGCGATTTTGAGGTGTTCTGGAAGGCTTACCCTAGAAAGACAGGGAAAGGCTATTGTCACGACATTTGGAAGCGGAAGAAGTTCCCGGCAATAGAGATCATCCTTGAGTCACTCAAGAAGAGCATAGCATCTCCTGATTGGCAGAAGGAGGGAGGCAAGTTTATACCCAACCCTAGCACTTGGTTAAACCAAGGCCGTTGGGAGGACGAGGGAATAGACCACTCTGTTCTATCCCAAAAGATCCAGAAGCCCATATTCAAAGGATCAACCTCCAGCGTAGACCCTAATGCATATCGAGCATGGAAGATTGAGGAAGGCTACCCACCTCAATTCATTGATTCTTCTTTTGAAGAAGACATAGAACCAGTACAAAGAAAATACCTAGCAACCCTAAAACCATGACAAACATATACAACGAAGACGAACAGAATTGTCTTGACCGAGAGAAGGAGTCTCTTTGTCAGGAGATAAGCAGACTGAACAGCAAACTGGCATACCTAGAGAATGTCTTGAGTGAGATCCATCTCCTCAACTCGCTAGGCAAAAGCCTAAAGATCCATGACGCAATCAATGCGGCCATTGATGTAATCCAATGAACGAAAAAACTAATAAATGCCCACATTGCGGGGCAAGCCCAATTAACCCTACTGAATGGGAATGCGGATCGTTAGTTCACGACCTTGGTTATGAGATTGTAATAGGTCAATCCGATTGCTGTAAACTAAACGAGAAAACCAACGAGGTAGTAAGGCTGGAGTCCCTAGTTAAAGAACTTAAAGAAAATGCCGAGCGTATCGGGTGCAACAGATTTGAGGCTCTTTGCAAGGCTGAAGCGAAAAACAGAGACCTTTTAGAAACCCTAGCCGCAATTTACGAAAAGCTTGGGATTAAAGAAGAAAATGTGAAACCCAAGGAACTTGTATCAGATACTATTGCTAATCTTTTTAAGGAAAAATCCAACGAGGTCGCAAGGCCCCGTGAGGAAGTTGATTTATTCAGCACACTCAAGTGTGTGACCTGTAAAGAAATTCAAGAGGTCAACATAAGATGACAAAGCTAATCACCATCCTCTTGCCAGTATTTCTGGTAGAGGTCATCACCAATTCCGCATGGGTCTGCATCTCCTATGATTGGCGACTCCGTAGCAATACCACTCTTGCTTGCTCATTGAGCGTAGCAGCAGGGGCATTGTCGGGTCTTGCCTGGTTCTGGATGAGCAGATCCGTAAGTCAAAACCAGATGTTCTTTGCTAATTTAGCTTGGGACTTCATTGTCAGCCTCATCTTCATCTCGCTACCCATCCTGTTTTATGGAATCAGACTCGATACCCAAACCACAATCGGAACTTCATTGGCTTTTATCGGCCTTCTTATCATGCACCATGACTGAAAAACCAGAACTCACCATGCAGGAAAAGCTAGATCGTTCCAACGATCAGCGAGATCGTGCGATAGCCATAGCAGATGGGGTCATGGAATGGGAGTCTTTACAGGACACTCGCAAGTCCATGAAGGATCTTGCCGCCCTTAAAAGTGAGATAGGAAAAACAGATTGCCCTAAATGCAAAGGAACAGGATGGTATATGTATAGCCATGATAACTCTACCATCTGCAATGCTTGTTGTAAGCATGAAGAAGGATGGTGGGATCTCACAGAGCATTATTCTGGATATAAGAAAGATGCCGACAATGCATGTTGCAAAAAAGGATGCGGAACACTACGGAGGGATCTAATCACACATATTGCCAATGAGCAAAGCAGTTGACGCTATCCTAAAAGAACTTGGTTTTGAGACCCCGGACTTGCCTCCCATCAACAAGCGGGAAGCATTTGAGCAAGGTCTCATCAAGGGAACAGAGAAACCAAAGAAGGGCGTATGCGGTAAATCCGTTTACACTTCAGCCTCAAAATGTGATTCAGCTATCAAGCATCGACTAGAATCAGGATTTGGAGGGACTAGCTTTCTCCGTTCTTATTTTTGCGATACCTGTTGCGGCTATCATATGAGTAGCAGTCACACAAAACTAAACAAATGATCCTAGCACTCATCTACACGGCATTCGCCCCCATCCAGCAGCCTGTTCCACAAACCCAGACTATCTATGTTGCCAACCTATCAGCAACAGATGGCAGGGATGCCGGGGCATACTACCAAGTGACCACTCTCCCAGAACCATCACAGGAGCCTCGATACCAACCAGTCATACCCATCACGGCTATACCAAGTATATCCGATCAAGACCAATGAGGCTAAAGCGAGGAACTTGGAACGCTGATAATACAAAGCGATTCTGGGGATACCATCCAAAAGGAAAAGAGATGTGGGTAACTCCAGAAAGGTTTGAAGAAACCAAAGACGCTATTAGGCTAGGGCAATTCAAAGAAAAGAAATGAACCAATACAAAGTTACTCGAATTAACGAGAAAATGATTTGCCTTTCGGATGATCAGAATCTTACTCCAGAAGCGTTAAAGCATGGAACAATATGCCTAGAGCATTCTATTGCTGACCTTGCAGAGGTAAAATCCCTTAAATCAGGTGATGTTGTTATTGATGTGGGAGGATTTATTGGTGACACGGCTCTTATATTTTCCAAAAAAGGAGCAGAAGTTTATGCTTTTGAACCGCAAGAGGATGCGTTCTTTTGCATGGAGTATAATGCATTTAAGAGCAACGCCAATATTGTTGCAATCAATGATGCAGTTGGGAATGGTGATTTGGTTTCAGTAAATCAAGACCCCATGAATGGTAACCCTGGAACAAGAACCATTAAATCAGATGAGAATGGAAAGAAAAGCATAAGACTAGATGATTACTTTGCTAAATTCCCTTCCATTGATCTAATTAAAATTGATTGTGAAGGCTACGAGCCTCCTGTGATTCAAGGAGCAAAGAATATAATCAATAAGCATAAGCCTATTATTATTTGTGAAGTATATCCAGATATGCTTACTAGAGCCGGGTTCTCTAAATCTGATATTTACAATCCATTAATTGAATTAGGTTACAAAATAGTTACTTCTATTGGAGAAGAAGATTCTGTCAGATGGGATATTACCGCTACGTTCTCAATCTGCTAAAGTCAGGACGCTTGAACTTACCCTCGTAGTTAAGATGCTCTAGTTCTTCTAGCGGAATCTTCCTTTCAATTAACCATTCCCTTGCCAGCTTACAGTTGCGTAGGTTAGAGGGATCTCTCTGCAATTCAACACCCTCCCATAACGAGGGATGCCATTCATGGTAGATTACATCTTCAATCTCCCGACCATTAGCTATCTTGAACAACTCCCGCATCAGACGGTCCCAGGAATGCCTTCCCAAAACCATATCAGGGAACAAATGGTGATTGCGTCTCCACCATCCCACCCTAAAAGCAAAGAAGTCACACCCTGCATACTTTGACCCGGAACTTATCTCATCATGATGCATTGGTTCATCTATACGCTTGAAGTCACGACGATAAGAATAAGCAGGAAGAGTTCCCTCCAGTCTCTGGATCAAGTTGCTGGCAACACAAGTGTCCGTATTTGTCAGCAGGATAACCGATTCATCATCACGCCCCACGCAAGCCAATCGAATCATATCTTTAATCATGGGTATCTTACGGGTCTCCGAAGGTATTACTTCAGCAGATGTTCTTACAAAACAGTTGTCATCCAATCCCAAATCAACGCATCCAATAGTCTTCCAAGTCTTTTCTGCTATCTCGTTCCTCTTCTTCTCGTATTGATTTGCCCAAGGCATTTTCTGATAGACATGAACAATGTTCTTGTAAATCGCTTTTGGTCTAGCCCCCCGAATCAACCCCAAGATCCTAGTCACATCCCGTGGGAAGTTCTTATAGCGTGTATAGGATGCGTAGGATGGTCTCCACGCAGCTCCATGCCATGAATAGGGGGAATCTGTCACAAGGGCATGAACAGGCTTCTGTGTGGCGTATGAGAGATGTAGCGGCCCACTATCGGTCAAGATCATCGCATGGGTATTGGGATGATCCATGATGCCAAGCAAGTCGTAGAACCTTTCAGCCTTGATCTTTCCCAGATCAACGATGTGGAACTCTGGCAAGGAATGGTTCAGGATCTCCCACAGCAATTCAGAATACTGGAAGGGCGAGGATGTCCCGCCAGTTGAGACAACAATCCACGGCTTGTTCTTGGGGATCTCCTTGATGAGTTTCTCCTCCCGCTTCTTGTCCCGTCGATCAAATACCAGCGGAGGTTGGCTAGGCCAGAGGTCTAGCTTCCCTGCTAGCCTCCAAGCATCTTGCTGGAATGAGTCACAGATGATTTGGGGGCCATGATGCTTTCCGTAAACCTGACCGACTAAAACATCAGGGATGCCGACAACTTGGGTTGCAGTTGCCGCTTCATTTCGGGTCTTGAGGTATTCTAATGCCCCTGTGATGTCATCAAATGCCCCATCATAGACGATAGGTTCAACATAGCTAACACCATCCAGTATGTCCGCAAAGTCTTTGGCAACAACTAGGCTAGGCTTCTTACCCGTTGTATCAAACTCATTCTTTAGGACAGGCAGGAACGATACGATGTCCCCATACCGCCCCATGTTGAGGAAGGTAGCCACGACCTACTCGTAAACTTTGCGGAATCTTTCTGGTGCTGGCTCTTCAGTTTTCTCCACAGGGGAATCAACCTCATCTTCCCTTGGTGGCAACTGACCATACTCCTTGGCATATCGAAGGGTCTCCACAACAAAGTAATTCCTCTGCTCAAGGAGTGCGATAACGATGGCTTGGTAGAAGGAAACCTCTGCCAGTTTGTTCTTCTCGGCGTGTTCCCGAATCTCACGAAGGTTGACATCACCGGGGAACTCGGATTGTTCAAAGGGATATTTAAGAGATGGAGGTAGGATGAATTTTTTGCTCATGGTGGTTGCTAGGTGAGGCTAAAGGGTTGCTGAAAAGAGAAAGAGAATCAAGGGTTATTTCTGCCATTGATATTTGCGAACCTTTTCACGCAATCCTGGAACACCCACTTCAATGTTTTCTATAATGGTTCTTGGATACCTGTGTTGAGTTTCTCCCTTTGCGTTCACATCAGTCATCTTTGCAACATCACGAACGGCACTAGGAACTTCTCCCTGAATCATGTAACTAGCCCAATTGGATGGTGATTTTGATATTTCTGTTATTGGGCCAGCTATAGGTGCTGATGAAATAAGGCCAGTCATGGCTTCCGCAAAAGCCTGTATTCCAGACATTCCAACATCAAACTTTTTATGATTCTTGATAAACGCCCTTGTCATTGTATTGGCAAATTGAGCCGCTTCAATCGCTGGCATATGGATGTGCCAATTTGTTCCAAACAATCGCATAGTTCCCCATTTGGCATCTCCAGCTTTCCTTCCCTGTTGGTAATACCCTCCAAAAACTCGATCCTTTTCATCATTAAAAGCATCCAAAACACCCCAAAGCATCATGGCTGCACCAACGCCTCCCATTTTATATGCAGAAGAAATCATATCCATTTCTTTTGGTGTAATGCTATCAAGACCTTTCCAATAAGCATTCAAAGTTCTTCCTACTGCCTCTAATGGTTTAGAAATAGCATATTTTAATGTCTGTGTAGGATAATTGATACCGATCTTATAAATTCCTTTAGTTATAAGTGCTTTTATAGAATGGGAGGCAACAACAGCAGTAGGGTTAAGGTCGCCTTGCTTATTGGGTGTTTCCAACCATTTGTGCCAATTGGCTATATACTCTGCGATTTTATTGTCCTCACTTAACTTTTCTGCTTTTGATGCAACATAAGCCTTTAGATTTAATGCCGCAATAGCCATTTGGTTTTTAGGGTCAAATGGATTGGATGGATCAATTAACCCATCAGCAATTGCATTGGCATATAAATGCTCTTTATACACTTCTTCCTTTCCTGTAGCAGATATGTTTTTAAGTGCAGCATGGAGATTACTTCCAATCCACCTCGCCCAATTGCTACTCCTTTGCTCAACATGACTCTTGTCATACATAAGCGAAGATTCTGACTCACCCGCTTTCAAGGTGCGTAAAAATTGCCTAGCCCCCTTTAAGTAACCACGAGCCTGGGCGGGAAATGTTTTTAATGGAGAAGCGCCAGACTCTAGCTCTCCTCTAACTCCACCAAATCCCATCAAATGTTTCCCGGTATATCCCACAACTTCTTCAGCCGAAGTTGCTAAAGCTCTAGCTGGCATATAACCGCCAATCTTTTTTAATACATTGATACCAGCAATTGTAAGCTCCCTAGCAGTTTCGCTAGTTCCTCGTAATGCCTTTTCCCAAATTGGACGCTCGGCTTTCTCTTTTTCCTGCCTCCATGCGTCAATCTCTCTTTCTTTGGCCTTGAGCCTTGCTTCTGCCATTTCTGTAGCGGGATATTTTGCAGGAGGTTCTTTGCGTGTTGGCTTTGATGTATCACCACGCTTCATTCTGTCCTCCATGTCGGCAATCCTTTTCTGGATTGTCTCCATCCTACGCCTGTTGTAGCGATCCTCCCTGCTCTCTGGTTCTTTGCCAGTAACTCTCTTGAATTGTTGCCTAGCCTTTTTTAGATCCTCAAGAAGTCGTTTTGCGTATTCTGTAAGAGGTTCTTTCTTTGGAGTTGGAGAAGTCTTTTCCCCTTTGGCAATACGATCATTGGCATCATCAATAGCTTTCTGAAGTCTATCAATTTCCTTTTGTTCGGGAGATGGTTTCTTGCGATCTGCCTCTTCCTTCTCAATCTCTTTGAGCTTCTGACGCATGGCATCACGCTCTGCCATCTTT